TCTTGGCAGAACCAACAGCATTATCTACTCCTTTTTTAAGAGAGTCGCCAATGCCAGTACCAATGCTACCTAACAAATCAGGTTGCTGAACTGGAGGCCCACCCATAAAACTCATTGGAAAATTACCTGTAGAATTTTTGTCATTGTTGTTCCCATTGTAGGCAGAATTACTCTATATTATATATGATAATTTTTTATAAATAGGGACAGAGGTATTGAATATGAGAAACTACAAATCCCACAAAGGGTTATATTCCCCTACCAAACCAAGCAAGTACACAGGTAACGCAAATATGTGTGTGTACCGATCCCTTTGGGAGCGTAGGTTTATGCAGTTTTGCGATATGAGCGAGAGTGTGTTGAAGTGGTCATCGGAAGAGGTAGTAGTGCCGTATCGTTCCCCTATTGATAACCGAATACACAGGTATTTTGTGGACTTCTGTGTAACAGCAAAAACCGAAACAGGCGAAGAGACCATGCTGATAGAAATAAAACCTAAAGCACAAACCAAAAAACCCACAGTGTCCGAGAAAAAGGTTACCACAAGCAAAATGAGAGAGATAAAGAACTGGGCAATTAATTCTGCAAAGTGGGAAGCAGCAACAGAATACTGCAAGGATAGGGGCTGGTCTTTTAAAATTCTGACAGAGGACGATCTGTTTTCCAACCTTAAAAAGAAAAAGGCGGTTTAATGGCCACAAACAACACAGGAAAATCTTTCTCAGGAAAGCGTCTTGATCTTAATTCGGATGCGGCAACTGAATGGATTCGTGACAAAATGCAAAAGATGGCTCATGTGGGACAAGCACCCATTACAAAAGCAAAAAAGTCACCCTCATTAATACGGCCAGGTAGAATTTACTTTTTCGGTTACAACCCAAAGCACAGACTCACCATGCCGTTTTACGATCAATTTCCCCTTGTTCTTGTTTTAAACCTGCAAAGTAAAGGATTTTTAGGCTTAAATATGCACTATCTTCCACTAAACAGCAGAGCAGTGTTCTTAAACGCAATTGTAAAATTTGCATCCTCTCCTGTTTACCAGAAAGAAACTGACGCCAAGATACTTTTAGAATACCCTAAAATGATTTCACAATTTGAAAAATATGCAGTTCCTTGTGTTAAGTCGTATCTGTACGGAGGAGTAATTGGAGGAGTTGTGCAGATACACCCAGCTGATTGGAAAACAACCATACTTATGCCGTTGGATCGTTTTGCCAAAATGAATAGGGAACAAGTGTGGAAAGAAGTGAAATTCAAATAATCATTTATAAAAACTTTCCTACATATATGTAACAAGTTTTATCGACAATTACAGGAAATTTATGGCAGCATTTCAAGCTCAACAACCAGAAAGAGGAACAGAAGGATTTGATTCTATAGAGTCCTTGCCCGCCTTATCTTCTGGTTCACAAATTTTTAGATACCCACAAACATTGGGTCAAGCAGCAGAGTATCGTAGTTATATGGGGTTTGATATATTTGATTCAGCAGGACACTCACTTGACACAAACCAGATATCCAATCAAGGAAAAGTAGCACCAGCTGCAGAAGAGGGTGGGTTTTTCTCTAGTATGGGTAGCGCACTCAGTACAGGTTATAATTGGGTAACCACTACTGCAAAAGATCTACAAATAGGGGAGCAGTTTGCTTCAATGCAAGCTAATATAACAACAAACACAAACGGTGCAGGAGCTCAGATGAACACCGCAACTGGAAGTGGGTATACACAGGAACGGACAGGGCTTGGTGTAACAAACAAAAAAATGCCAGAATCAATTTATCTGTATATGCCTTCCAATATCATCACTAATTATGGTGCGACATATACCGACACCGATTTTAGTGGTTATGTAGGAGCAATGGATGCTATTTCAGGATTAGGCCAACTGGCAACAGGAGAGGGAACAGAAGGAATAAAATCTGGTATTCTAAAAACAGCAGCCCGAGGGTATATGGAAAAAGGTTCGGCAATGATGAAGGATGCAGGAGTTGGTAAATTTACTGGAGGAGATGTTGATGTTAAAGCGGTCGCGGAAGCGTCTACAAGAAATGTTGCAAATCCCATGATGATTAATATGTTTAAATCTGTATCAAGACGAACATTTGAATTCTCTTATAGCTTTATGCCGATAAGTCCAGAAGAAACAGATCAAATATATAATATTATTAAAATTTTTAAAAAATACTCAATGCCAAAAAGAACAGATGGAGGAAGGTTTGTAGATTTTCCTGCGGAATTCTTAATAAGTTTTTACTATAATGGAAATATAAACACATATCTTCCTAAAATTTTTAAATGTGCATGTACAAGTGTAGATGTTACATATGGAGGTGAGGCAGGCCCCTTTGTTGTATTTAAAACTCCAGGCGATAAAGGATCTCCTCCTGTGTCGTTAAAGTTAGCATTAAAATTCACAGAAACTCAAATTCTTACTCGTGAAGAGATTGAGGCGGGTTACTGATGTCTTATTTTTCCCACTTTCCTGTTCTTGGTTACGGTATAGATTCCACATCTGGAAAAATAATAACAGCGAAAAATATAATACTAAGAGCAAAGTTTTCCGACTACGCCAAAAAACACTCTTCAAATATGGTTTCTTATAAGATAAAAGATGAAGATAGACCAGATACTATTGCTTATAAATTATACGGTCAAAGTTCTTTGCATTGGGTCGTGCTGCTATTCGCCGATATTATGAATCCGTATTATCAGTGGCCACTAAAACAAAACGAACTAGAAATTATTCTTTCAAAAAAATATAACAGCACAACACTCTATATTGATCCTGATATAACAAACGCAACAGAAAAACACAATCTACAAGTTCCATTTTTAGAAAAAGGCGATACTGTAGAACAAACATCCACAATAACAGGGCAAGTTATAACTACAGGAAAGGTAGAATATTACGAACCTGCATTAACAAAATTAGTTATTGGAGGCGTAACAGGAGAGGGGTTTACAAAAAATAAATGTAAACCAGGAGACGCAACAACAAATCAAATAACTACTACTAATAAATCAGGAGACACCTTATATCTTGTGGCAAACAAGGTAGAACCAACACTATATTCAATTCATCATATGCAAGACGAGGAAGGTAATTGGATTGATCCAACAGTAAAACCAGTGCAAGGATCTAGTTTGTCCCGAATAGAATACTTTACAAAGGGTGACGAGGAAAGTATTCTTTCAGCACTCGCAATAAAAACTGTACAAGATTGGGAGTATGAAGAGAACGAAAAGAAAAGACAAATTTCATTACTTAAACCCGTTTTCTTAAATGAAATTCTCAAACAATACTCTAAATTGTTTAGAAACAAGTTAGGAATTTAAATATGGCAGTAATTTCAGAATCATCACAAGGAGTATCTGTTTATTCCTTGATGAAATCCGGAGATATTATTGTTGATGAAATCATCATAACTTCATGTAATGGATTTAAATTCAGTCTACGCGTTGCTATGCAACAGATAATTATATACGAGGACATATATAATAATTCTTTGTCTGGTTCTATAATTATTTTAGACGGTTTGAATTTGGCAAAACATTTACCTATAATTGGTAATGAAGATTTAACTGTTACTTTTTACACTCCTGGACAACCAAATCAAGCATTAAACAAAATAGAATTGAATTTGAAAATATATCAAATATCGCAAAGAGAAAAAGCAGGTACTGAAAACCAAATATTAATGACTTTGCAGTTTGTTTCCAAAGAATTTTTCAACAACAATACAGTAAAATTTTCTCAATCTTATACGAATATGACATACGGTCATATGGTAAATGAAATATTTAAAACTTATTTTTTAGATCAGACTAGTCCCACATTAGAAACGGATAAGATCAACTTATTTCTGCACCAAACTTTCGGCAAAAAATCTCTAGTTGTTCCTTTTTGGAGTCCCTTGTACACAATTAACTGGATATCAAACCGATCCTATATGATAGGATCGAGTGGAGAACGACTAGCAGATTTTATGTTTTATCAAACAATAGACGGTAAATATAATTTTTATCCTATGTCATACTTAAAGACAAAGGATAGTGTTGCAACATATCGGCATGTTCCTAGTGATTCAAGTGAGGGTGTTAAACTTATGGACAATGCAACAAATTTTATCATTGTAGACTCTGGTGATAAAATGAAGGATGTGGGATCAGGTACTTTTGCTTCGTCACTAACGACTATAGATGTAACAAAAAAACAAATAGAAAATTCTGTATTTAACTATAAAAAATCTTTTAATAACTTAGCTCATGTTGCCAAGCACCCACTCATACCCGCCATCCAAGATAAATTTTCAGACAAATCCATGTCTTATAGAAAAATTCAACCAAAACATTCATACCGATATGATAAAGTTAAAGATATAGATAATTATGATGAGTATATACTCTATCGACAGAGTTTAATGAATCAATTAAATTCTATCACTATTCGTATTGATGCCCCTGGTGATTCTAGAAGAAGAGTTGGAGATATTGTAGAATTTGAGATGACTTCTACTGAAGATGTTTCCAAGAAAATAGAAAAAACCGATCCGTATATTTCAGGTAGATATATGGTCACGAAAATAGCTCACTATCTAAGAACAGAGGAATATATTATGGTTATGACTCTAAGCAAAGATTCGTATGATAATCCTATCGCTGATGTGAAAGAAGGAACTTTGGAGGCTTCATCAAATGGGTGATCAAATAATACACGATCAAATGGGTAAGAATGGATTCGTATGGTTTCATGCTGTTGTAGAGGACATACAAGATCCTCTTTATCTGGGTAGAGTTCGGGTTCGTTGTGCCGAGTTTCATACCAAAAATAAATTATTAGTACCAACAGAATCTTTACCTTGGGCATCGGTGCTTCAACCAATAACAAGCGCAGCGATAAGTGGAATAGGAAGATCACCCACAGGATTGTTACAAGGTTCTTGGGTTGTTGGATTTTTCCGAGACGGATCAAATTGCCAAGACCCTATTATTATTGGAAGTTTTGGGGGTATACCTCAACCACATCCTATATCGCATAAAATGATAGAAATTACAGAAGGGTTTTATGATCCCAATGGGCAGTATCCAAAATCAGGATTTACAGGCGAAGCAGACACAAATCGTCTTGCCATAGGGTTAACAAACGCATACGAAAAAACTATTGTTAAGATTAAAAAACTAAACACGAAAGACTATGTTCCTACTGCAAATGGGGGATGGTGGGGAGAACCACCGACTCCTTATGCTGCGGAGTATCCATACAATCATGTAACAGAAAGTAGCAGCGGACATATCACAGAAGTTGACGATACGGCAGGCGCGGAAAGACTTCACACATACCACAGATCAGGAACTTTTCAAGAGGTTCACGCCACAGGATCGGTTGTTACCAAAATTGTAGGCGAAAACTATACCATTATTGCAGGCGCGAATAGTGTACTGATAGAGGGTATGGTAAATGTAACAATAAACGGCGCAGCGAAAGTGTACTGCAAAGGAAAGGTGGATGTTCAAGCGGACAAGGATATTCATGTTGTAACTAAAGGAAATTTCTTGCACGATGTAACAGGCACATACACTGTGAACAGCAAAGGCAAGGTGTATATTAATTCTAGTGGGTCTGCTAAACTAATAATGGATCCAGGAGGTAGAGT